AAACTCACCGACGACCAGATCGTCGAGATCCGGCAGGCCTACGCGCACGGCTGCAAGCAGATCGACATAGCCGACGAGCACGGCATCACGCAGGGCCTTGTGTCCCTGATCGTCAACGGCAAGCGCTGGCGGCACGTCGGCGGGCCGATCCCCGAAACCGCAACACCCGAAGACGAAAGGAACGACTGACATGCTGACGCCGTGCATCCCGTTCATAGGGGCGACCAATAAGACCGGCTACGGCATCCTGCCGAAGAAGGTCAACGGCTCGCGCCTTGCTCACCGTGCAGCCCTGGCCGAAAGTCTCGGTCGCCCGCTCGAAGCGAACGCACTGCACCACTGCGACAACCCGCCGTGCGTCAACCCCGAGCATCTTTACGAAGGCACCCATGCCGACAATATCGAAGACAAGGTCAGGCGGAACCGGGCGCGGGGCGGCAAGTTCGACATAACGCACTGCAAGCACGGCCACGCGCTGACCGGCGACAACGTGCAGACCTACGAGCGACCTTCGACTCGTTCCACTTTCACCGCTCGACGCTGCATGACTTGCAGGCGGGCAAACAACATCAAGCTAGCGGCTAAGCGCAAGGCTCAACGGGCCGAGCGCGCCGCAATACGGAAGGCAAGCTAATGGCCGGGGAAACCACCCTCACTGTGATCGGCAACCTGACGAACGACCCCGAGCTTCGCTTCACCCCGAGCGGGTCAGCCGTCGCGAACTTCACGATTGCTTCAACGCCTAGAACATTCGATCGGCAGTCGAACGAATGGAAGGACGGCGAAACCCTGTTTCTGCGGGCCGCGGTCTGGCGCGAATCGGCCGAGAATGTCGCCGAGTCGCTGACGAAGGGCATGCGCGTCATTGCATCGGGGCGGCTGAAGTCCCGCAGCTACGACACGAAAGAAGGCGAGAAGCGCACCGTGATCGAACTCGAAGTCGACGAGATCGGCCCCTCGCTGCGCTACGCGAACGCGAAGGTCAACCGCACGAACCGCGGCCAGCAGGGCGGCGGGCAGGCGCAGGGCGGCGGCTTCAATAGCGGCGGCACCTTCGGCGGCGGGCAGCAGGGTCAGGGCTGGGGCGGTCAGCAGGCCGCGCCAGCCGAAGACCCCTGGGCAACGCCGGGCGTCGCGAACGCGGGCGGCTGGGGCAACGGCCCGGACGCCGAACCTCCGTTCTGAGCCTTCCCACACGCGCCGCCAGCAGCGGCGCAAGATCCAAACACCAGCCCGCGGCCAGTGCCCCCCATACCTGGCCGCGGGCTGCTCCACTTAGCAACTCCACCCGAAGGAAGCGTCCCCGCCAGATGGAAGCAGTCACCGATCTCATGCCCCGAGAAGAAGCCCCGACGATCGTCGTCTACTCGAAGACCCCTTGCGTTCAGTGCAACGGCGTCAAGCGTCACCTGACCAAGCACGCCGCCGACTTCACCGTCGACGACCTGACCATGAAGGGCGACCCCGATTCGCCCGAGAATGCCGAGAAGCAGAACAAGCTCGACGCCCTGAAGGAACTCGGCTATACGGGCGTTCCGGTCACGTTCGTGAACGACGATCACTTCTACGGCTTCGATCCCGACCGGCTCGACGACGCGATCGCCCGCCAGCGCCGGGCCGCGTTGTATGTCGTCGAAGACCTGGCGATCGCATGATCCCGCGCCGCGACCGGGATCGGAGTATTACGACGTCAGAGAAGGGCGAGCCGTGCCCCGCCTGCGGGATGATCACGACGAACTCGCAACCCGACTGCCGCTGCTCATGACCTGATCCAGCGCCCCGAACCGCCTGCCCGCAAGGGTGGGCGGTTTTCGGCGTTTCGGGATTGTTCGAACGCCTAGCGTTAGTGTATGGTCGAACTATTGTCGAAGTTTCGACCGAACGATAGCCCAAAAGATAGGCCCAAAATGACCGAGACAAGCGTCACCAGCAGCCCGCAATTCCGCGCCCTGACCTGGCAGGCTCAATGGCTGTTCTTTACCGCCCTCCGCGAAGGTCCGCGCCCCTGCGGCGTCATCGACGTATGGCCTAAGCGGTACGCACAGCTGACCCCTGGAATTGACGAGCAGTTCATCGTCGATCAAGCCCACGCCCTCGACGACGGCGGGATCATGCTCTATGACCCCGAGACCGACGAAATGATGTTCCCCGGCTACCTGTCCGACGTCACACCGGCTAACAACGCCCGCAAGGTTATCGCCGTCGTGAACTCTCTCGCGAGCGTCAGGTCGCCGAAGCTGGCCGAAGCCGTACTGCGCGAGCTTCAACAGCTGCGCGATGACAACCCCGACGCCCCGGTCTGGAATGACCCGCGGGCCGTTGCAGCATTGACAGGCAAGGCAGGCGCGAAGTGAAGCAAGGCGGCGGATATGTGCGCATGCAGCGCGACGTCAAAATTGACCCCGACTACAAGGCCCTGACCCGCGACGGCCAGTGGCTCTACGGCGCCCTGCTGCTCGACGTGGACTTCGTCGGGGTCGCTGAGTGGAAGCCGAAGAAGCTAGCGAAACACGCCGTCGAGACTACCGCGATGGACGTCGAGCGGGCCGCGGCTGAACTTCGGTCGAAGCTGTTTATCGTGATCGACGACGAGACCGAAGAAGTGCTTGTGCGGACCTTCGTGAAGCATGACGGTCTCTACAAGCAGCCGAACATGTGCGTCGCGATGGTCAAGGCATTCAGGGGCATTGGATCGCCGACGATTCAGGGCGTCATCAGCCATGAACTGACCCGACTGAAAGAAGCCACGGTCGCCGAGATCGAAGGCGCAGGCCTGGCCCCGGCGAAGCTGAAGGCCGAACTCGACAAGGCGGCGCACTGCTTCACGACCCTGACGCCGATCATGCAGTTCACTCAACTCGACCCGAAGATGCTGCTCGACGGCTTCGTGCAGAGCTATGACGCGGCCTTCGAAGATGCGAGTCGGTTCTGATGAAGGCATCGGTAAAGGCATCCCGAAACCCTTCGATAAACCCTTCCCGAAACCCTTTCATAAAGGCATCGCGAAACCCTTCCCGAAAGGTATCCATAAACCCTTCGTCGAAGGTATCGACCACCCCTTACGGAACCCTTCGTCGAACCCTTCCCGAAAGGTATCCCGCACTCCTTAACTCCTTAACTCCTAACTCCCTTCAACCCTTCAACCATTCGCCCTTGATCGTCACCTAAGTAACAACGCGAGCAGATCCGCCAGAAAAACCCGTCCCGCCAGACACCCCGAAAGAAGACCGCCATGACCGACCAGCAGGCCCCGCTCACGGTGCACCAGTACCGGCACGCAGCAGCCGCAGACCAGAACGCAGCGATCGAACTGCTCGCCCTCCGCGCCCTGGTGCGCAAGCGCGAGACCGAGATCCTTCAAGAGAAGCTGCTGATGCTCAACACTGCGATCAGGCAGCTCCGAACCCTGCACCACCCCCGCCGAGTCGAAGCCCTGGCAGAAGCCGAAGTCGAAGCGATCCGCGTCGTGCCCATGCTCGACGCCGCAGCACGCGCAGAAGCCCGCTGGCGCTTCGAGCGCGAGCACGGCCACGAAACGAGCGCCGCCTGATGCCCCGCGTCATCATCGACGCCGAAGAGTTCCACCGCCTAAACGCCGACGGCTGGACCGCCCCCGAACTCGCCGAGCACTACGGCGTGCACCCCGCAACCATCAGCAGGCACCGCAAGCGCCACGGCATCAACGCCGACACTCGACGCATGATGACCCCCGAACGCAGGCAGGCCATACAGGCGATGCTCGATGACGGATGGAGTCACGCCGAGATCAGCCGCACCGAAGGCGCAGACCCCGAAACGCTGCGCAAACACTTCCCCGGCACCGCCTGGACCACGAAGCAGCGGGCCGCGCACCTATCCGCGCTGCGCGTCGTGAACATCCACTTCAACCGCAGGCCGCAGGCCTACGACCAAAGCAAGTACGCCGCATGACCCGCTACAGCCCCGAAGCGCGGGCAAGCAGGATCGAACTCGCAGCCGCAGCAAAAGCCGACCGCGCCGAAGCGCTCACCAGCGAAATCGAATTCCTGGTCATGTGCGGCGAAGGCGAAGGCGAAATCCTCCGCAAAACCAGCTACCACGGCAAACCCGACGCCCTCAAAAGGCAGCTGCACCGCATCGGCAGACCCGACCTGATCCCCAGAATCTTCGAACACGAACAAATGAACCTCGAAAGGCTCGGCAAAATATGACCGCCTGCATGTCCGAAGACCATGACCAGCCCGTCGAAGCCACCACCGAAGGCAACTTCGTCAACGTCTGGACCGGCCACACATCAAAAGCCAACTACTGCGCCCCCTGCGCCACACTCGCCCAACGACTCGGCTACTTCAGGCCCGACCCGAAAGACCAGCCATGACCACGCGACGCGACTCCCCACGCGGCAGACCCCGAAAAGCTGCGCAGGCGGCGTTCCTGGCCCGTCTGCGCGATAAGGGCCTCGGCCTGGCGCCGATCGTGTCGAAGCCTTCGGGTAATCGTCCTGCTGCGCGGGCCGCGCTGGGGGCGCCTATCGCCATTCAGGGCCTTCAAGGTCCAATCACCCGCGAAGCACCCCTGAAGCCCGCAGATCGGCTTACAGCGCCGCCGAGCGTCGGGCAGGTCTTCGAGTTCGTGGTCGATGCGCCGTGCGAGTTCCTGAATGCGAACCGGGACAAAGGCCACTGGGGGGCGACCTCGAAGAAGGTGAAGGCCTGGCGCGGGGCGGGCTACCGGGCTGCTGTCCGCGCCGCCCTCCCGGTCGGCCTGGCAAGGGTGCAGGTCGACTGCTTCGTGCGCAAGCCGATCGCGAACAGGTTCGACCCGGCGAACTGGGCGCCGACGGCGAAGGCCGTGCTCGACGGGATGGTGAGCGACTACGGGCTGACGGAGGACGATAACCGGCACTTCGTGACCGGGCCGTTCATGCATGACGGCGGCAAGGGCGAGAATGCTCTAACGGTTCGGGTCACGGTGCTTGCATCATCGTGATATCTGCATTAGGTTTGTTCTAACAGTTCAATCAATAGTAAGGATCTGATCATGTTCAACTTTGGAATGTCCTTCCCCGCAATCAGCGGCGGCGTCGTCACGCAAGGCCACGCCGACTACTGCGCAGCCCACGGCCACGCAACGCACACCGTCCACCGCGAAGACGGCACCGTGCACTTCGTATCCCCCAACTGCCCCCGCTGCGGCGTCAGCATCCGCGCCGAGTTCGACATGCAAAAGGCCTGGCAGTTCATCGTCGACAGCTACGACGGCAACCGCGCCAACTACTCGCCGACCCGCCGCGAATGGACCGAAGACGAGATCCTTGCCTTCGTCGCCGAGCACCACGTCGACGGCATCGACGCCGTCAGGACCGGGAAGGCGTGACCGTGCCGAAGATGACCGCCGCCGACCTGGCCTACACCCGCAGCATGAAGGACGAAACCGAAGTGCGCACGCCAGACGGCACGCTGCTCGGGCGCATCGTCCGCCGCTACGTCTCGAACCCGTCACCCCGCGGCGGCGCCTACCGAACCATGCATTACGCACACCCCATCCTTCAGCCCAAGCCTCACGGCGTCGCCTGCTACACCCGAAAAGAAGCCGCCGAATGGCTGCTCGACCACTACAACCGCCAGACGAAAGAAGCCACAAAATGACCCGCATCATCAAGCTCGAAGCAACGAACTTCAAACGCCTGAAAGCCGTCGAGATCACCCCGACCGGCGACCTGGTCGTCATCAGCGGCAGGAACGGGCAAGGCAAGACCAGCGTGCTCGACGCGATCACCGCAGCACTCGGCGGCACCAGCGCGAAGACCCTGCCCCGCCCCATCCGCGAAGGCGCAGGCAACGCCGAGATCGTCATCGAAACCGGCGAATACAAGATCACCCGCCGCTTCACCGCCAGCGGCTCGACCCTGACCGTCATCGGCGCCGACGGCCTGAAAGTGCCGAAGGGTCAGACCGTACTCGACGCCCTGCTCGGGCGCCTGTCCCTCGACCCCCTAGCCTTCACGCAACTCGACGAGAAAGCGCAGCTGAAGACCCTGCTCGAACTCGTCGACCTACCCTTCGACCCGGCGCAGCTTGACGCCGAGCGGGCCGAACTGTTCGAACGGCGCACCGAAGTCAACCGCGACCTGAAGCACGCGAAGGCAGCAGCCGACGCGATCACAGTCACACCCGACATGGCGAAGCTGAAGCCGGTCAGCGTGACCGACCTGCTCGCGCAGTACCGGGCGGGCGAGCAACAGAATCAGCAGATCCAGTTCGCCGAGCGCGACGTGTGGAACGCCGAGCAGGACGTCGAGCGACTGCGGGCCGAACTCGCGCAGGCCGAAGAACGACTCGCCGCTGCGATCTCACACCACACCGCAGCGCCCGAGCCGGTCGACCTCGAAGCCATTCAGGCGCAGATCGACAACGCCGAGCAGATCAACGCCGACGTGCGAACCGTCGAAGCATGGGGCCGGGCCGATGAACTCGCGACAGATCTCACTCAGCAGGCCTACGACCTGACCGAGCAGCTGGCCGAGATCGACAAGACGAAGCGCGACGGCCTCGCCTCGGCTAAGTTCCCTGGCGGCTTGCCGCTGGGCTTCGACGATACGGGCGTGCTGCTGAACGGCATCCCCTTCAAGCAGGCGTCAGGCGCCGAGCAGCTGCGCGCCAGCCTGGCTATGGCGATCGCCCTGAACCCGGCCCTGCGGGTCATCAGGATCGCCGACGGCTCACTGCTCGACAGCGAAGGCTTGCAGCTGGTCGCGGAAATGGCGACGAAGCACGACTGCCAAGTGTGGATCGAAGTCGTCAGTGACGGCGACGGCTTCGGCTTCATGATCGAAGACGGCGAGATCGCCGACCCCGACTTCTTCTGATCGGCGCCGCAGTGTGATAGTTTGTTCTAACCGTTAGATCGAACAAAGGATAAGAACATGAGCCAGCAGCTTGCAGTCGGCGATCAGGTCGCCTTCACACTCGGCGAGACCCCGATGATCGGCAAGATCCTATTCGCCTTCGGCCCGAACGCCGCCGCCGTGCAACTCCCCAGCGGCACTGAGATTGTCATCGACCTCGACACCATCAAGTAACCCACCCTGGCGGCGGGTCGCAAGGCCCGCCGCCCCCACCCTGAAGGATCAGTCATGCCAGACCTGAAACTTGCCCCCGCACACTGCCCCCGCTGCCTCGACAGCGGCACCGTATGGGACTTCGCGCACGTCCTGAAGATCCGCTGCGAATGCCAGCCCGCCCCGACCGCACTCGAACTCCCGAAAGCAGCCTGACCATGAGCGCCATTATCGAGACCCCGACCATCTTCGAGCACGAAGACGCCGACGGCGACACACTGACCGTCAAGGCCGGTAGCGTGAGCGTCATCTTCGAAGCGCGGACCTGGGACGACGGCGCCTTCGGGACGGTCGTCGCGAAGGTAGCAGTCAGGCACGAGAAGCTGCCCGAACTGCTCGCAGCCCTGCGGGGCGCAGCCGAGCAGACCGTCACTTTCCCCGACCGCGACGATCTCGCCCGCGAACTGTTCATGCGCGACAACTCGAAGGGCCGACCCGAGCATCTGCTCAACGACTGGATAGACCTTTCGGCCCACGGCGACACCTACGCGCACCACATGGCCGACGCCGCGATCGAAGCGTTCCGAAAGGCGAACTCATGACCGTCAAGACGAACAAGCCCGGCGTCGTCACCCTGACCTGCGAAGGCATCAGGACGACCGGCGTCATGTGCGACGGCGAGATCAAAGTCTCGATCGAAAACAAGCCCTACACGAAGACCGCCCGCGTCACGGTCGCCCGCAAACGTGCGCAGGTCAAGGGCTGGTCCCTGGTCAAGCGCGCCGACGCCTGCCCCCGCGTGCACGGCATGATCCCGCTGCCCGCACCGAAGACCCCTGCGGCGCTGGTCGCATGACCGCCCGGCATATGGCTCGCGACCGGGTCGCCGCCTTCGTGAGGGTCTGGCGGCGGGCTGGCTGGTCGGCGCCGATCAGCAGCTTCAACGGCGCCGAGCTACTGATCGCGGATCTCGAAGCGCTCACTAGGCCCCGGCAGGTGGTCCGCACCCTGGCACAGCTGCAAGCCCTGGCGCCCGGCACCGTCCTGAAGGTGCAGGGCGACCGGGCCGCGCAGGTCGAAGCCTACGAAGACGTCGACGACGAAGGCGAACTGCTCGAAGTGAAGAAGATGATCTACGTCGGCACCGACCTCGACGACTACCTGACCGAACGCTATGGCCCCGATCTGGCGACCCGCGACACTCTGCGGCGCATGCTGCCCGCGATTGTCATCGACCCGCTAGACTAAGAATGTTCTAACCGCTCAAACTAAGGAACTCGCCATGACTGCACAACTCGAACTCGTCAAACCCGCCGAACCCGCCCCCATCTGCGAGACCGAAGGGCACGAGTACAACTTCGGCATATGCGTCGACTGCGACCACACCGACGAAGACTACGACCCCACCCCGCAAGGCGAAGAACTCGTCACCGACCGCGTCGATATGAGCAGCTACGCAGGCCTGAAGGCCGCAGCATGAGCGCGCCGACCGGCTTCGAAGTCTTCGAGCGCCCACGCGCCCCGAAGGGGGCGGCGAATAATCCAGCCGCCGAGCACTTGCATAAGATCGCCGAAGCCTTGCTCAGTGCTGCCGAACAGATCGCCTTGATCTCGCATCAGATCAAGCCACCGACCCGCGACGCGGCAGGAGCGGCGACCAGCGCCGCCGAGATCTTCGACCTAGCCGTCGAAGCGGTCGCGCAGCATCTTGAATCGGGCATCATTCATTACACCTGGAACGGCAACCCGCGCCGCCCGAACAACTACCGGGCCGCAGCCGCCGACGCCCGCAGCACTCCGAACCCCTACCGGAAGGCCGAACCATGAGCCGCCAGCTGCCCCGCACGCGGGCTAACTTCCCGCGCATGAAGGATCGGGCCTACGCCCGCCGCGAAGGCCCCGTCGCGTCCTGGGGCGGCGGGATGATCTGCCCCTGCGGGGCGCGCATAACCTGGGGCGCCGTGCGCCGTCGCGAGTGGGATCGGATCGAGCAGATCATCGAGTCGCACGCCTGGTGCGAAGATGACGACGACGACTGGATATGCGAGCACACACGGCCCGACCTCGCGCCCCTGTTCAATGACAGCGAAGGGCGCGCCCTGGTCGAGCAGATCCACGAACGAAAGCGGCAGTCACTCTTACCCGATCCTTCCCACACCTAAACGCGGCGGCGCGTGACCATGCTCACACCCGGCACGAGACACGCGCCCCGCTGGAAGGTTCGAAGATGACCACCACCACGCACGCCCCGACCGCCTGCGACGCCGAAGCGCGGCTGAAGCGGGCGTCTTTTGCGTTTCAGAACATGCTCGGCGACGGGCGCCTCGACCTCGGGCAGCTGAAGCAGATGCTCGCGCCGACCGAATGCGAAGACCATAAGCATGTGCCGACCGCCAGCCGCCCCCTGGACCTCGACCCGCACGAAAGCTACTACCGCCCGCCCTACGCCGGGCGCGACTGACCGCCGCGCCCATAGCCACTTTATTACGATGGATTCTTGACACGCCCGGTCAAACTGCTAGGTTTGTTCTAACCGATCAAACATGCTCGGTATCGTCCGCCAGACAGGAATAGCCCTAATGCCCAACGCACGCACCACCCATCGCGCCGCAGCCCTCGAAGCCCGCCTATGGGTGCTGACCGACCGCTATAACGCCACGGTCTACGGCGATATGACAGCCGTAAGCGTCACCCCTACCGACAAGGGCATTATCGTCGTCAGGGCAAACTTCACCGACGGGGCAGTCGAAGAGTGGTTCTTCGGCCCCGAGTACAACGCCTACGCGATGCGCGACGAAGTGAAGCGCCTGGTCGATAAGAAGTGCGCCGAGATCCGCAAGGCCCGCCACGATGCCGCCGAAGCCGCCAAGCTCGCCGAGTAGCACCAGCCGAAACCCTCGCCCATAACAACCCGTCACGCCAGACAAAGGAAAAAACCATGAAGCAGACCTATGTGCCCACTGAGACCGACCGCCTTACCGGCCTGAATGTCCGCCAGCTGCGCAAGCGTGCAGGCGAGACGCTGGTCGAGACGATCGAACGCTCGGGCGTCGGCATCAAGCAGTCGTCACTATCCCGCGTCGAACTCGGGCAGCGTCAGCTATCCATCCCCGAAGCGACGAAGCTCGCCGCCCACTGGGACACGACCGTCGGCAAGATCATCATCGAGCCGAATCGCCCGGCGCAGGTGCCCGCCTGGACGCCCGCAACCGAACAGGACTGGCTCGGCAACGACCCCAAGCCCGCCCTGTTCGCCGTGCCCGAGACAAGCCCGCTGCACAAGCTGGCAGGCGTCGGCTTCGGCGGCGTCGACCTGAACGCGAACGTCGTCACCATCGACCGCAACGCCCCGATGACGCCCGAGCAATACCGGGCCGAAATCTGGATTCCATACCTAGAAAACCGCTACGCAACCGACCAGAAAGCAGGCTAAACAAATGCCCCGCAAAACCGAGATCATCGACACGTTCTACCGCGGCGTCGCAGCCGACGGCGAAGTCATCAAAGAATCGAAGTCGAAGACCGCCGTCGAAAGACCCATGCGACACCACCCCGACGGAACCATCGAGACCCGCGACCTGGTCGGCTATTTCACCCCCTGGACCCCCGTACCGAAAGAAGACCCGAAGTGAACTTCATCCTGCTCGCCCTGGGCATCCTGCCCGCCCTAATGGCCCTGCTCTCGGTTACGATCCTGCTGCGCGTCGTGTCCGGGAACGTCAACTTCACGTCGAATAGCGCCATGTGGTCGCATATCCTGACCGTCGTCGCGGGCGTACCCCTAGCGGCCTGGCTGTTCAGTCTGGCCTTCGCATGAGCGCCGCCGAAGCCCGTAAGCCCGAGCCGAGCGGCGCGCCGATGACCGTCATCTTCGACCCGCGCAGCAACTTCGCAGGCCCGCCGAACCTGATCGGCTACCACCCCGGCGCGAGCATGCTGAAGGGCTGGCTGACGCAGCGCCTCGCGCCCCTCGCGATCCGCAAGCGACTCAAACCCGGCTGGCACGTCCACATCGAGCCGCACCACCCTGGCCGCACCCTGACCGGCGCACTGCGCGACCGGCAAGACAAGGAACTAATCACCTTCGAGATCAAAGCGGGGCACTACCTATGAAAACCCTGATCGCCTGGCTGACCCGTAAGCAGCGCTGCGACTGCGGGGGCTTCAAGCCGCCCCGCGCCGCGGCCTGCTTCGACTGCTCGCTGCCGCCCGCCGAGGCCGACGAACTCGCCGAGCGCCGTGAAGGGCGGCACGCCGCCTAAACCGATAGACTGTTAGAGCACTTCAAACAATCTCGCCAGACGAAAGAAGAACTCACCATGTCAGACCACCTAGCCAACGCGAAGGCGAACCTGATCGCCCCGAAGGGTGTCAGCTTTCAGCAGTACGACCAGCGGCTCGCAGCAGCGCAGGCGCAAGCAACCATCGCCCTGGTCGAAGCGCAACAGACCGCGAACCTACTCGCCTACCTGAACGTCGCGTCGCAGTACCGGCTCGCCTACAGCCCGAGCGAAAACGTCCTGAAGTCAGTGCAGGCGGACGTCGAAACCCGGCTCGGTCTCGCATGACAGAGCAGCCCGAGCCGGTCGTCGAGATCGAAGGGCAACTCACGATCGAAGACGTCATCGAAGGGGGCGACAATGGCCTGCATGAAGAAGCCCTTCAGGTCTGAAGAACAGGCCGTCGACAACCGTGACCGCATGAACCGGCGCAAGGGCAAGGGGCCGACGCAGCAGGTCGCCTATCCCTGCCCCGACTGCACCGCCGAAGGCTTCGCAACGGTCTGGCATCTGCGCACCGAGCGCCCGATCGAAGGCAAGATCGCGAAGGTCGTCCAGCTGCGCAAGGGGCCGCGCAGGCGCAGGCCAGCGCACCGGCCCGAACTCGACGAAGACTACGAAGGGCACTGGGCAGCATGAGCGAGCGACAGACAAGCATCGGGCCGCGCCCGCAAGGGCACCGCACCGCCTCGGGCAACGTCATCCCCGGCATATCGGTCTACGGGCGCGAGACCCGCCCGGCCATGATCGAGAGATTCCGCAGGCACTATCAGCGGCAACTCGAAGAAGCGCAGGCCGCGCTTGCCCTGACCGACGATCAGCTGATCGTGAAGACCTACGTCGGGTCATGGGCGCGCAAGGGCGAGAAAGAAGTGACCGAGTGAGCGCGGGCGATATCCGCTACCTGCTATCGCTCGGCCTGGATCTCGACGAAGTCGCACGACGGGCCGGGCGCACGAAGCTCGCAATCGAAAAGGAACTTGAAAAGGATGACGACAATGACGAACAGTGAGCCGACCGACGGCAAACACGAAGACTGGCATAGCGTACCCGCACCGAAGGTCGAAGGCTGGGGCGAGCCTAGCTGGTCAGTGACAACCCCCGCCGATCCGACTGCCGAGCATTGGATGAAGCGCGTCGTGATGACCCAGCCTGACGAGTGGCGCCCCGGCGACGTTATGATCTTCGGCTTCGACCACCAGCCGACAGGCGACCCCGTCGCCCGTTACGGGCACGTCGAGATCATCACGAGGCAGCAGGCCCGACACTACCGCCGCCAGACCTGGAAGGCCCGCCTGCGCGTCTTCTTCGGCGGCAAGCCATGACCGCCCGGTTCGACGCCTACTACGGCGGGCCGCGGGACGGTCAGCGCTGGGATCTCGACCAGCAGGTCGCCGCCGACCGGATCGTCGACGGCAACGGGGCGATCTACGTCAGGCACCCCGACTTCGACACCGACACCGACCGGGCATGGTTCAACCTGCCGAGCGACAAGCCGACGGCGGCGAACGGAGTGCACGTCGAGCCGCAGGCCGGGCAGAAGTTCATCTGCTTGCAGGATCTTCGAACGCTGCTAACAACCGCCGTCAGGATGGGGCATGCCGACACGGCGATCGTGCACGGTCGCGTGACCTTCGGCGGCAAGGTCATCCTGCTAGGCATCAAGCCCGCAGACCCGCCCCCTACCGGCGAGTAGTTTGTTTGAGTCGTGAAAACTAAGTAACGACACGCCGCTAAACCGAGTACCGCCCCTACCTGAAGCAGGTAGGGGCGGTATTGTTACATGCGTACAAACATTCTTCGCCCTAATGGGGGGCGCCTGGGGAAGGTCTCAAAATTGATCACACGCTGCTGCCCGGCCTGCGCCAAGCGACACGCACAACTCGTATCCTCGAACTGCCCGGTCTGCGGCGGCTTCGGGACCGTCACACTCGGGGCCGCAGCGCTGTCGCTGCATGAACCCGCAACCGTCTCAACCGCCGTCAGTATCGCCCTCGAAGCTGTCGCCCGCGGCATCGACCAGAACACCACCCTCTCGGACGACCGCGTCGCCCCCCTGCGGGCCGCGGTCGTCCTGCTGACCGACTCGGGCATCATCGAGCACGCAGGCACCCGCAAAACGGCGCACAAGCCCCGACACTTGCACCTTGTCGCCGACGACTCGGTCGCCCTCGAAGCTGCGCGGGTCTATGTCCCCACCGTGCAGCCCGTCGATGCGATCCTCGAAGCCGCCCCCGCCTACGCCTACGCCGAGCACGAGCGCCCCAACGCCCGCGGCCTGCCGATCATGTCAGCAGCTGGTCACCCGTCCCACCTGGCCCGCGTCGCCGACCCGATGACGCCCGGCAACGACACCGCCGCGACGGCCCGCGAACGCCGCCAGCAGGGCCGCAGCGCGACGATCCTCGCCGAAGCCGCCCCGAAGGTCGTCAGCATCAAAGCCCGCGCCGCAGCGAAGGCCGCAGCCGCCCAACTGAAAGCAGCCTGACATGCAGCCCACATACCCGAACTACAGCGGCGAGCCGGTCAAGCTGACCCTGCCGCAGTCACCCTTCAACCACCAGCCCACCCGCGAAGCAGCCCTCGAAACCGTCCTGCGCGACCGCGAGCAGGAACTACTCGAAATCAAAGGCCCATGTAGCAACAAGTCATGCCCGCTGCATTACGCTCACCGCGGCCCCTGTGATGCAGCATGATCCCCTGCAAGCACTGTCGCCAGCCGATCAGTGAGCACGAGACCGGGGCGCTGCACCTGGCAGGAGGCTACCGGGGTAAGCAGCGCTGCGACCCCGCCGACTCGGGACTGCCCTACGGCTACAATGCCGCAGCCCCCGATGCCGACTGCGAGAAGCCCTGCCTGGGCGCCCCCATAACCCCGAGCATCCCCTACCCGATACGGATCGCCGCATGATCAAGCTCACCGCCTACCGAGCCGCCGACGCCTGCCTGTCGATCGGCCTGAACCAATACACCGTCAACAGGCGAGACCTTCAGGGAGGCAGCTTCGTCAGGACGATCGGCGCCTTCGCGCAGGTCGGGCCGTTCGTGCTGTCGCTTCAGTGGGGCCGACCATGACCCCCGGCAAAGTGACGATCCTGAACGCTAGGGATCTGCTCAAGCTCGGCTCGATCGACCAGCCGCACCATGACCTCGCGGTCGAATGGGTCGACGTCGGCGAACTGACCCTATTCCCCGGCAACGCACGGCTAGGCGTGCCCGAGAAGATCGCCGAGTCGATCCGCCTGAACGGCTTCTTCGACCCGCTGAAGGTGCAACGCTCGACCGGCTACGTTATCGCCGGGAATCACAGTTACAAAGCCGCGATGGACCGGGGCATGAAGCAAGTGCCCGTCGTCTACCTCGACGTCGACGACGACCGGGCGAAGCGCATGAACCTGGTGCACAACAAGCTTCAGGACGACGCGACCTACGACCCCGAATCGCTGACCGACCAGCTGCTCGCGCTCGATGACCTCGACGGCACCGGCTGGACCGAAGAAGAACTCGCCGCCCTGACCGGCGATCTCGAAGACGACGGGATAGGCGACGATGACCTCGGGACCGAGAAGAAGATTCAGGCCGTCGCATGCCCTAACTGCTCGCACGAGTTCGACCCCTCCGAACACAGAATCGAATACTAAATGAGCACGAAACGTATGTTCTTCGGCCTACTACTGACCATGCTCGGGATCTTCGCGATCATCGACGGCATGACCGACGCGCCAATGCCTGACCTATGGAACGTCTTCGGGATCTGCACTCTTATCGCGATGGGCGTCGCGCTACTGACGACCAGACCCGAGTAGGCCGAAGCGAAACGCCCCGAGACTCTGAATGTCTCGGGGCGTTTCGTTTTGCATCAGGGGGCTGATGTGGGCATCAGTCTAGACGCCGACCAGCGTCGGGCTGACTTTTGGGATGGTCCCACTCGGCGCGGGCGCGATCATGTTGCCCCTGCCTGGCCGGGCCTTATCCCATTCGTCGATGGTCGATTCGTTCCACGCGGGAGACTGGCCGAAGTATGCGTCAGGCTCGGGAAGGTCACCGGGCCGCACGTAATTAGGGTCGGCGTAGCGTGCTGCGAGCTTGCGATGATGCGTGGCTCGGGCGTTGTAGGCGCGGGCCGACTCGATGCTGATACCGAGCTTGTCGGCAAGCAGTTCGTAGTCGAGCAGTCGTTCGGGCTTGTTTGTTATAGCCATTAGAACATCGTACCTTATCTGTGGGCGCAGTAAGTCAAGCTGAAAGTAACACGACTTGCTAGGAATTTGCTGGCAGTGTAAGAGCAAATTTTCCCGAAATCGTAATATTCAAGCGTGGCATAGATGAACTGATCAAACAAAGTTATGAACCGAACGGCGCGTCGACTGGCCTTCCGGCCAAAACTTGCATGACATATGACACATTTGCGTAACCCCTGGGAACCCGCCAACGATTATCCGGCAGCACCAGCCCGAAGCCTTCCCACCTAGGCCCCCCGCGCTCGGGCACCATGTCGGCATACCGCCGACACCGAAAGGGGAACAGCCCCCATGCCCCCGAAAGTCACGCCAGACACGATCGAAGCGCAGAAGCGCGTCGTGAAGGCCCTCGAATATCGCGCGATGGGCCTGACCTATCAGCAGATCGCCGACAAGCCCTGGCCGACCGGCCCCGGTGGCACGCTCTACAACGGAGACCGGCACAACTGCCGCCGCGCCATAGTCGCCGCCTACGAAGAAACGATCCGCGAACCCGCCGACGAAGTCCGTCAGCTGGAAATCCAGCGGCTCGACATGATCCTCGTCGGCCTATCCTCGAAGGGCCTGTTCAAAGGGAACGTGCCCGTCGTGAAGGCTGGCATCCTGGCGATGAACCGACGGGCGAAGCTGCTCGGCCTCGACGCCCCGACCGAGATCAATCAGCGCGGCGGCGGCAGTGTGCAGCTGGTCGTCGACCCCGCAGCGCTCCGCGAAGGGATGGACGTCGCAGCCTTCGAGATCGAAGAGACCGAAGACTGATGCATGACACCGCCCCCGCGACCGTCGTCCAGTACGACTACACGCCGAGCGAGAAGCAGGCCTTCGCGCACTCGATCCACGTCGACGAACTGCTCTACGGCGGGGCAGCTGGCGGCGGTAAATCCCGCTGGGGCCGCGCTGAAGCCGTCATCGCCTGCCTGCAAGTGCCCGGCCTGCAAGCGATCATCTTCAGGCGCACCTATCCCGACCTGAACCGTTCGGTCGCCGGGCCGCTGCTGTCCGAGATCCCGCAGGAACTCGGCTACTACCACCGCAGCGACCACAAATGGTATTTCAACAACGGTTCGGTGCTCGAACTCGGGCACCTGTCGACGGCGAAGGATCTCGACAAATATCAGGGCGCCGAGCTTCAGTTCATCTGCTTCGAAGAAGCGACCCATTTCACCGAATACCAGTTCCGCTACATGAAGTCACGCCTGCGCGCCGCGGGCAAGGTCCGCGAAGGCCTGGAAAAGCTCGGCCTGAAGCCCCGCATGATCCTCACCGCGAACCCTGGCGGCGTCGGGCACCACTGGGTCAAGAAGCGCTTCGTCGACCCCGCCCCGGCCCGCACCGTCTTCAGGGCGAAGCCGACCGCGAAGCAGCCGAACCCGCCGACCCGCTGCTATATCCCCGCGACCGCCTTCGACAACCCGCACAACGACGGCGGCTATATGGATCACCTGAAGGGCCTGCCCGACACGCTGCGACGGGCGCTGCTCGACGGCGACTGGAACGTCATGGAAGGCATGCGTTTCCCTCAGTGGAACATCGCGCACCATGTGATCGAGCCGTCGGCGCTGCCGATCCCGCACGTCGGCTACCCGCGGGCGATCGGCATCGACTACGGCAGCAGCGCCCCGTTCGTTGCCCTGTGGGGGGCGAAGCTGCCCGATAACCTGGTCGTCGTCTACCGGGAGGTCGACGGCAAGGGCCTGACTCCGCGGCAGCAGGCCGAACTGATCCGTGACAGCGAGCAGCCCGACGAGCGCATGCCGGGGCGTCCGCTGCCCCTGGTGCTTGACCCGTCGATGTGGGCGCGGTCGGTGAATAACCCCCTGGCTGTCGCGACGAAGGATGCGCCGCCGCCCGGCTCGATCGCCGACGCTTACTATCAGGTCTTCGGTTCGGCGGTCGGCAAGGCCCGCAACGACCGCATAGGCGGCTGGGCACTGCTCGACGAGCAGCTGCGGGTGCGCGAAGACGGCCTGCCGCGGCTTCTGGTGCACTCGTCATGCGTGAACCTGATCCGCACCCTGCCAGCCATGCCGCGGGACAAGAAGAACCCTGACGACGTCGACACCACTTCAGATGACCACTGGGGCGATGCTTTGCGCTATCTGCTGATGGAACTGATCGGCAAGGGTGCGCACCAACCCTTCAGCGCGCAGGGTCTCGCCGATCGTCGTGCTGCGACGACCATGACGGGAGATCTTGGGACGCTTCGGCTGTGATCGCGGCCAGCCTGGCGCGCATGACCTCGCGCCGGTCGCGGGCGGCGGCAGCGGCGAGTATGGCGAATGCTGTTTCGAGTTTCAAAGACCGGCCTTAGAATGTAGTAACGCTTAGAACAAACCTAGGCGGGCCGGTAGTCCCGAGTCAAGCCTTCCCACCGCAGGCCCGGCCCGTCGCTAATGGTGGGGGCATGGTTGTAAAAGCAGCGCCGGAAGTCGGCATAACAGGCGGCATCGCTATCAGCGCCGAATCGAAGACGACGGCGACGGCCTTCATCGTCGAACCGCTTGACCCGAACCCCGACCTGCACTTCCCGGTCAGCATCCCGATCTACGACGAGATGCGCACGACCGACGGGCAGGTCGGATCGCTGATCTCGGCGATCAATCTGCCGATCCTGGCCGCACGCTGGCAGCTGCAAGGCGCGAACGTGCGCCCCGAAGTGATGAAGTTCGTCGAGACCGAGATCGGCCTGAATGTCGCCGACGAAGCGCTCGAACGCCGCCGCGGCGAAGGTATTGTCTGGCTCGACCACCTAGAGACCGCGCTGCTCGCGCTGCCCTTCGGCTTCATGCCCTTCGAGCAGGTCTACGAAGCAGGCCCGCCCGCGCCTGGTCAGGAGAATGTGGGCGTGCCGACGCTGCTGCACCTGCGCAAGCTCGCCCCGCGCCTGCCGCGCACCGTCTCGAATATCTTCGTCGGGCGCGACGGCGGTCTCGCCGGGATCGGGCAGACCCCGCTCGACCCGAAGGCCACGCAGGATATCTTCATCCCCGTCGAACGCCTGGTCTTCTACTGCCACAAACGCGAAGGCGCCGACTGGTCGGGCCGGTCGATCCTGCGCACCGTCTATAAGAACTGGCTGATCGGCGACAAGATCCTGCGGCTGTCCGCGCAGATCATCGAACGCAACGGCATGGGCGTCCCGGTCATCTACTACAACCCCGAGAAGATGCCGAAGACCGAAGCCGATCAGATCGTGCAGAACTTCAGGGCCGGGGCGACCGCTGCGGCGTCGATCCCTGACGGCGGCGGCAAGATTGAGCTTATGGGCGTGACCGGCCAGACGGTCGACCCGCTGCCCTACCTGAAATATCACGATGAGAAGATCGCCGAATCGGCTCTCGCCATGTTCAAGACGCTCGGGCACGACTCGGGGGCGCGGTCCCTGGGCGACACGTTCGTCGATATCTTCACGCAGGCCGTCCAGTCGATCGCGAACTACTTCGCCCGCGTCGCGACCGAGCACATCATTCGCGACCTGGTCGAGATCAACTTCGGCCCCGACGAGCCGTACCCTTCCCTGACCGCTGGCGACCTGTCGGCGAACCGGGCGATCACGACGTCGGCGATCAAAGAACTGGTCGACGCGAAGATCATCGTGCCCGACCAGCCCCTCGAAGACTTCATGCGCTCCGCGAACGGCCTGCCGAAGGCCGACGCTGCGACGTCCCGCGATATCGCGCCCGCTGCCGCGCCTAATGCCGCACCAGCGCCCGCCCCTGCCCCGGCGAAGCTGGCCGAAGGGGGGCACCCGGCGCTCGACCGGCTCGAAGCGGTCATGCTGCAACTCGCCGAGTACCGGAACGGGTCGCATGTGCGATAGGTGCGACACGCTGGCGGCGGATCTGACCGCTGAAGTGATGCTTGCCGCCGCCGAGCGCGAACTTATCCTCGCGCAGGCCAATGTCGGCGACTCTGTGCCGCAGGCGATACGGCCCTTGTCGGACGTCGAGCGGCGGGCGAAGGTGCGCTTCAGTGAGATCGAAGCGTTAGAACATTCTGCTGCCGAAAAAGCGGCTAAGTTACTCGCCAGTAACGCGCAGGTTTACGTAATGGCAGTTATCAGCGCAATTTTCGGCAAAGAAGACGCCGTTCAGCCGAGCGCCGTCGTCGACGCGATCGACGCCCTGAACAGGGTGCAGCCCGACGACGTCATCGCCGAAACTGCCCGATCGCAAAGTGCCATGTCCACCATTCTAAGCGACGTCTATGCCGAATCCTCGAAGATCGTCATCGGCGAAGCACAGCGGCAGGGCGTGAAGAAGACCCCGAAACCCCTGACCGCCGACGCCGGGCGCTTCGACCTGCTCGCGAAGGCCGTCGCCCTGCACCCCTGGACCCGGCTGACGTCGAAGCTTCAGGCCGACATGATGACCCCGGCGACCCTGATGAAGACGGCCCTCGCCGCGGGCGACCCGATCCTGCGGGCCGACGTGCAGAAGGCCCTCGAAGCGATCCCGCTCGACGGCGCCGAAGACCTGGCACGGCAGACGATCCACACCGCGCACGGCGCGGGCCGGGTCGACGCCGCCGCCACCATGCCGCCCGTAGATATCGTCGCGAGCGAACTGCTTGACGGGGCGACCTGCGACGCCTGCGCCCGCGTCGACGGCAAGGAATACAAGAGCATGACCGCAGCGACCCGCGAATACGAGACGGGCGGCTATGGCGCCTGCAAGGGCGGGGCGCGCTGCCGCGGCACGCTGGTCTTTCTGTATAACGAACTCGGCACCGACGCGCCCCCGGTCGTGCCCGAGCCGTCACCGCCCCCCGTTCTGGTCAAGCCGAAGACGCCGCGGAAGAAGCCGACCCCGCAGCCCGCCCCGGTCGTGCCCGACGTCGTGAAGACCCCGCCAGACGCCCCGAAGAAGCGGCAAGTGCCCGCCCCTGCCGTCGCGCCTGCCCCCGCTGCGCCCGGCATGCCACCCGCGCCGAGCGGCAATCCGCCGAAGCGCCGAAAGGGCCAGACGCAGCGCTATGACGCCATGAATCAGTTGCCGGTCAAGCACGCGAACGCCGCCGCGAAGCCGACCGACATAGCCCTGACCACCAACCCCGGCTACAAGGCAAGCGGCGGCGCGGATAAGAACTACTCGAACAACTGCTCTAGCGTCGTGCAGGCCTACGAAATGCAGCGCCGCGGCTTCGACGTGAAGGCTGCGCCAGTCAAGGCGGGCAAGGGTCGCTATGACGAGCAGTATGTCGGCGAGTGGTGGCAGAATGCCGACGGCACCCCGGCGAAGGTGACCCTCGCGAAAGACCTGCCAGCCCCGAAGGCGACGCACGTCGACGGCAAGAAGATCCTGCCGAATAGCTCGATGCTGGCGAAGGCGAAGCTCGACGAATACATCGACGCGATGCCCGACGGCGCCCGCGGCTTCGTGGCGCTGCACTGGACTAGGGGCGGCGGGCACGTCTTCAACTTCGAGAAGGTCAACGGCAAGGCCGTATACCTCGAAGGGCAGACAGGCAACGTCGACGCCGCCCGGCACCTTGCCCCCGGCAAGTTCAAGCCCGACTCGCTGCGCGTCTTCAGGGCCGACGATAAGGTGCCGACGGACGCGATAACCGAAGCCCTCGAAACCCGCCCGCCAGAACTCGCCGCCGAGCTTGCCGCGAAGCCGCCGACCGTGGCGCAGATGAAGGCGCGGTCGCAGCACACCATCATGACGCAGGCCGACGGGAAGAAGAAGCTGCTGCTCGGCAAGTACCGAGTGAACCCGTTCACGCGAAAGTGGGAAGAGATTCCCGCTGACGTGCTACAGCAGATAAAGAACGATTTCCTGAAGCACTACCCCGGAGGGATCGCATGACGACCACTTTTGAGCAGGCCCGGCAGATCGCCGAGAAGGCGAACGGCCCGGCCTGGCGGGATCTCGGCAACAAGGGCCGGTATATGGTCGCCCCCTGGGGATATGAAGACGCCGACGCCTGGCTGATCGTCGACGGCGCCGCCGAACTGCTGGTCGACCACGATTACAGCTTCGACGTGCCCGACCAGCCGCTCACGATCGTCATGAAAGAGACCGGCGAACTGTTGCGCGTGCAGTACCTCGAAGCCGAAGAACGTATCGACGCGATGACGCTCGTCGGCGACGATTCCGGCGCCGGATAAAGCCTTCCCACACGCGGCGGGCCGCTGGCCCCAGTCTGACCGCATGACTATTGCGACGACCACCTTCAAAGACGTCCAGCTTGTGAAGGCTGGCACCTGGGGCGGGATGACTGGCCGCTCGACCATCACGCCCGAAGACCTCGCCGACGCTGTCGCGGCCTACGCCGACCCCGAGATCGACCGCGGCGTGCTGAAGATCGGGCACGACGGCGACCTGAACCTCGCGACGGGTCAGCCCGCGCTCGGCTGGATCGAAAACCTGAAGCTGTCCGATGACAAGCAGACCCTTATCGGCGATCTGACCGATATCCCGTCGAAGCTGGCCGCGATCATCCCGCGGGCGTTCCGTCGCCGCTCGGTCGAAATGACGCTCGGCGCGAAGACCCCGAGCGGGAAGACCTACCGCGCCGCCCTGACCGGCCTTGCGCTGCTCGGCGCGAAGGCCCCGGCAGTGAAGGGCCTCGACGACATTCTGAGCCTGTACGCAGCCGAAGGCGACCCGCTGGAAGGCGACGAGACCGTCGCGTTCGCCGTCGACGGGGCAACGGACACGGCACCCGTCCCACACACCCCCGGCGCGCCCGGCGAGTCTGGCAATGGAAGTAACACCCCCGACGAAAGGACTGCCGAAATGGCACTCACGGACGCACTGAAGAAGAAGCTCGGTCTGCCCGAGACTGCCACCGACGCCGAAGTAGAAGCAGCCCTCGAAGCCGCTGAACTCGCCGCCCCGGCAGCATCCGAGAAGACCCCCGAAGAGATCGCAGCCGAAGCCGCTGCTGCCGCCGCGGCCACCGAAGCCGCCGCTGCTGCTGCCGCCGCTGGCGCCCCCGCAGCTGGCGCCCAACTGGCCGAAGGTGCGACCGTCATCGTGTCCGCCGTGCAGTTCGCCGATATGCAGTCGCAGCTTGCGACGCTGACCACCGAGCGCGCAGCCGACCGCAAGGCGAAGGCCCTCGACGACGCGATCAAGACAGGCCGGATCGCCCCCGCCGAGCGCGTCGCCTTCGCCGCCGCCCTCGAAGCCAACGAAGCCGCAGGCCTGGAACTACTCGGCAAGCTGGCCCCGCGCTTCAGCACGGTTGAACTCGGCGCCGACCACGCGGGCGATGCCGACACCGACGACGCCGCGCTCATGGCCGAAGCCGACCGGCTCGGCCTCTAACCGGATCTCCCGAAAGGTAATTCACCATGTTTGGTAACGCAGCGCAGTCGTTCAATGTCTGGTCAGATGACCGGGCCGTCACCGCCAAAGCATCCGGCGCTATCCCCGGTTCCCGCTTCGTGAAGCTGGTCGCAGGCGGCACTTTCCAGCAGCCGAAGGTCGCACTCTGCGGCGCAGGCGAGCAGGCGTTCGGCGTATCCGGCTGGACCGTCGCCGACGGCGAAACCGTCACCGTGCAGCAGCTGGGCACCTGGACCGTCACCGCCTCGACGAACCTCACGGCCCCGGTCGAAGTCCAGTCGGACGCCGCAGGCAAGGCCGTCGTCGTGTCCACCGGCAAGCGTCTCGGGTCGGTCTACTCCGACGCGGTCGCCAACGCTGACGCCGCCGTGCGTCTGTCCCTCTAGAGCAGATTAGGAACCTGACATGACTACTCTCACCTACCCCGCGGGCGCACCGTCGGTTAGCGGCACAACCCTGACCGTCGACCGCGCCCTGAAGAACCCGACGTTCCTCGCGAAGCGGATCGTCCCGCCGAACACTCAGTTCCTTAGCGACCTGCTGTTTCGTCCCGGCGTAACCGACTCGGGCGCGGTCATCTACGCCGAAGGCTCGATCGACAACATCTACCCGGCCCGCGGCGACGCGCAGCAGATCGAACCGGGCGGCGCCTACCCGATGGTCGACGTCGACGACGTCGCCGACAAGGTCGAACTGTCGAAGAAGTTCGGCGCAGGTTACTACGTCTACGACGAAGCCAAGATGCGCAACAACTTCGACCCGATCGCGAAGGGCAACCTGAAGGTACGCAACGCCCTGATGCGTCAGGACGCGGCCCGCCTGCTCGCCGCATTCGACGCGAAGGTGCCCTCGGTCAACTCCGTCGGCGCCTGGACGACCTCGAAGATCTGGAAGACCGACCTGCTTCAGGGCCTCAACTCCATCAAGGGCCTTCAGTTGGGCTTCACCCCCGACACGGTCGTGATCTCCCCGAACACCGAGACGACCCTGCTGCTTCTGGACGACCTTCAGAACTGGGCGCCGAAGGAAAACGCGAACCTGAACCCGCTCTACAACCCGTCCCTGTCGGGCCTGCTCGGCCTGAACTGGGTCGTCAACGAGTTCGCTTCCGACGACAAGGCAATCCTTCTTCAGACGAAGGTTACCGGCGTGAACGTCACCGAGCGCGCCCTGACCGTCGAAGTTGTCCGCGAAGGCACCCGCGGGCGTAACGTCGTCCTGGCCGACCGCTTCGGCGTCCCGGTCATCGACGAGCCGGGCAGCGCCCTCGTGATCAACGGAATCGGGTCCTAGTGGCTACGCCGCAGAAGGCCCGCACGGCGACCGGCGCCGAAGTCCAGACCACCCCGCTCGAACAGGACGTCGCAGGCGGCACCCCGCCCGCACCGCCCGCCGAGATCCAGCCCGAAGCCGACCCTCGCGAATCGGCCCTCGCCGCCCTGGTGAACGGCACCGCCGAGCCGGTCATCCCCGCCGACGAAGAAGTGCCGGTCGACGACTCGGTCGTCATCGACTTCGGCGGTCGCAGCAAGGCCGTCGTGCTGTTCAGCCGCTATCACCAGCTTGTCGATGGGATCTTCACGAAGGCCCGCAAGGGCGACGTGATCGCGACCGACGCCGACAGCCTGAAGCGCGGCGTGCGCATCGGTGCACTGAAGAAGCTCGGCGAGTAATCGCATGGCAGTCGATCAGACTGCCGGTAACGACTGGGGCGTCACTGTCGAAGAAGTTTCGGCACTGGCGCCCCACGTCTCTATCGGCACGAACCCCGAAGCAGTGCCCGACCCCGTCTTCACCAAGGCCGACCACACCATCAGCACCGGCGAAGTCGAAGCGTGGATCTCCGACGTCGCCGGGCGGGCCGCGCTGCGCCTGGCGAACCTCGGGCGCATCACCGACGAGACCCGGCTGAACGTTGTCGGCAAGGCGGCGCACGACGCCGTCGTAAACGGCGCGGCTTCTTACCTGGTCGCCGCCGCGCACCCGATCGGGCAGACGAACGCGAACGAAGGCTACGCGGCGCTACTCTGGTCCCGCTACGAATCGGCCCTCGAAGGCGTCGGCCTGGTGCTCGACGGCTGGCTGCTGGAACTGCCCGCGATCGTACCCGCGCCGACGGGCACCGGCTCGGGCTTCTTCCCCGCCGCGATATTCCCCGACGGGCAGCGCTTCTAATGGCAGGGCTGACCTTCAGTGGCGCAGGAACGAAGCCCGTAACCGCCGTACTGCAACGCTGGCAGAACAACCTCGGCGACGCGACCCCAGCGTTCGAAGCTATGGCGAGCTACCAGAAGAAGACCGTGAACGCCCGCCAGTTCAAAGAGCAGGGCAGCGTCGAAACGGGCAAATGGTCGGCCCTGTCCCCGCCCTATGCCCGCTGGAAGGCCCGCGTCAGGCCCGGTCGCCCGATCCTGGTCTTCGACGGTGACCTGAAGCGCGAGATGACCGTGCCCGGCCAGGGCATCTATGACGTGTGGCGCTCGGGCATGACCGTCGGCACCGATATCGAGTACGCGATCTACCACCAGAAAGGCACCCCCGGCATGCCAGCACGACCCCTGATCGGCGAAGCCCGCCGACGCGACACCCTGCACTTCGCGAAGATCCTGCAAGGCTGGATCGTCAACGCGCAACCGGTGGCTGACTAATGCTCGGGCCAGAAGGCGTAACTCGCGGAGTCTATTTGCACGCTTCAAACAAACTGCCGGGCAGGCTGGCGCAGCTGCGCACCCGCTACGGCACCGACCCGGCCAGCCTGCCGGATCTCGCACGGATCTACCCGCACGAAGTCCAGACCCTCTCGATCGAGCGTTTCCCCGCCCTGGCCGTCGTGGTGCCGAACACGACCGGGCAGCTGGGCAACCGGCAGACCGACGTCGACGCGACCGGCGAAGAGTACAGCTACCGCTACCCGGTGCAGCTTTACAGCTATGCGGTCGCCGACGACGAAGCCGCGACGTCGCTCGCGATCCTGCGCTACACCCTGGCCGTGCGCGAACTGTTCCTCGCCGACAAGATCCTGCCGGTCGACGCCCCGCACCGGGCGGTCATCGACCCGCGCACCCTGATCGAGTCCTATAGCGAACTGGACAAGCGCGACGCGCAGTTCATCGCGGCGTCGATGGTGCAGTTCGAAGTCGTCACGCACGAATGGCTCGCAGCGCCCGGCGACTTCAGCCAGCCCGCGACGATCGAACTCGGGGCCGAAGCGGTCCCGAGCCAGCACCCCTACTTCACCGAGTAGGGCAACACGCGCCCCGTCCCACACGGCCAAACCGGGGCGGGCGAAGGTGAACCCATGAGCGGCAGCATACGACTACACAACCCCGGCCAGTTCGAGCAGGTCATCGACGACGTCGGGCACGTCCTGGCGGGCGGCGAGAGCCGCACCGTCGCCGAGACCGACGACTTCACGAAGACCCTGATCGACCGGGGCGTCATCCTCGCCGCGCCGTCTGAACCGAGCCTGATCAGCAGGCGCACGAAAACCAAGCCGACTAACGCAGACGGCGAGACGAAAGGTAACGAATCATGACGTCTATCGGCGTTCAAGTGACCACGAAGCTTAGCTCTGGTCCCTCCAACACTGGCACGCAGTCGGGGCGCCTGCACGTCGCGGGCCTGACCGAGTTCGGCCCGGTCGGCAAGTCCGTCGTCGTCGACTCGATCGCGAAGTTCATCGCGACCTTCGGCGACCGCACCGCCTATTCGAGCAACCTGTTCGACACCGCCCGCATGTTCTTCGAAGAAGGCGGCAGTGAACTCGTCGTGTCCCGCGTCGTCGGCGCAGCCGCCACGAAGGGCGCGCTAACCCTGAAGGACAGCGCGGACGTCAACACGGTCAAGGTCGAAGCGTCCGATCCCGGCGCGCACTCGGCAGACTTCACCGTGCAGGTCGCGACCAGCGGCAGCACTTTCGACGTCACCCTGCGCCGTGACGGCGTGGCCGTCGCGACCTACCTCGGCCTAACCTCGCCCGCCGACTTCGTGCAGAAGGCCGCGACGAACCCCTACGTCACCGTGACGTCGCTCGGCTCGATCACCGCCGCCCCCGGCGATAACCCGAAGACCCTCGCGGCGACCGCACTCGTCGCCGGTACTGACGACCGCGCAGCAGTCGTCGCAGCCGACGTCATCACCGCACTCGACGCCGGAACGGGCGCAGAAGGCGGCGCGGTGGCAGCGCCGGGCTATAGTGTTAGCCAGATTGGCGCCCTGCTGCTCGACCACGCGGCCCGCACCGGCAAGGTGGCACTGCTCGCCCTGCCCGCTACCGCGACCGCCGCAGAAGCCGCTACAGCAGCCGACAGCCTGGCAACCGACCCGAACGGCGCCTATGGCGGGATCTTCTACCCGCACCTGATCATTCCCGACGGCGGCGCGACCCGCACCATCAGCCCCGAAGGCTACGTCGCAGCCGTGCGCGCCCGCGCTCACCGCGACGTCGGCTTCTGGCGCGTGCCCGCTGGCGACCTGGCCCGCACCCGATGGGTGCTCGGCACGAACGTCATGGTCGACACCGACACGAACAACACCCTCGCCGAGTCCCTGGTAAACGGCATCGCGACGACCGGCTCGAAGGTCCGGCTCTACGGCTGGGCATCCCTCAGCGCCGACCGTGAAGGGCTGGGCCTGCTGACCGCACGCGACGCCCTGAACAACCTGACGCTGTCCGTGAAGACCGTGCTCGAACCGTTCGTCTTCGAAACGAATGACGCGAAGGGCCACCTGCGCAGCTACATCGAGTCAGCCGTCGTCGGCGTGCTCGACCCGATCGCGAAGCGCAACGGCTTCTACCCGCTAACCGTCGACGGGCAGGAACTCGACCCCGGCTACAAGGTCAGCGTCGACACGTCCCTGAACCCGCTGACCGCGCAGGCCGAGAACAAGGTCGTCGTCGCCGTGAGCATCCGACTCTCGCCGACCGCGCAGCTGATTCAGGTCGAAATCATCAAAGTGCCGCTTGCCGGTACGGTCTAAGGAAAGGTAAACGGCAATGACGAGCACAGCAGAGAAGGCCACTAAGCGGCAGTATCTCGTGACCATCGAAGGTATCCCCGGCACCTGGCGCCAGTTCAGCGGCGCGGGCGGCTCGGCTTCGGTCACGAAGGACTACGACGGCGGCAGCGACCGGGCGGACCTGCTCGCCGGTCCCGCCGAGTGGGACGACATTGAAGTGACGCGCACGATCGCGCCTTCCCGCGATGACGTGTGGGTCGCGCAGCTGCGCAAGCTGCTCGGTCGCGGCGTCTTCAACATCACGAAGCAGGCAACCGACGCGAACTGGACTAAGGTCGGCAACCCGACGACCTACCCCGACTGCCTGCTGAACGGTTTGCAGGAACCCGAGACCGACGCGGCAAGCTCCGACGCCGCCGAGATCAAGCTGAAGTTCGCGACCAGCGGCCCGGCCTGATCCCAGTAGATCCCCGCCGCCCTGTTGGGCGCAGATAAGCGGCGGGTGCGTAAAAGTGTGGGGCGGTTTCCCTCTCGTTCGGCCTGCTCAGTGCCAACACGGAAGCCGTCCCACACTCGCGCCTGCACCCCGGCGACGATCAGGTCATAGGGCCGACCGACCCGCGGGCGGCTACTGGGCAGACAGGAAAGCATCATGACTTTTGGAACCGAAGTACCTGACATCAGCGGCACCGAAAACGACCTGACCATCAGGCCGAAGAACGCCGAATCGCTCGGCATGCACGCCGCAGCCCCCGCCGAGACCACCACTTTCGGCGACAGCGCGCTCGACCAGCTGCTCGGCCTGGCTGGCGCCGAGATCTCGAACAAGGTCAAGTTCCCCGTCACGTCCCGACCGGGCGGCTTCGTGCTTGAGTTCGACGCCGTGATCAGCGAGCCGGATATCAAGCGCTACCGCTCCGCTGCGCAGGGCAAGCGGAAGAAGGCCGAAGACGCCGACATGAGCGTAGGCAACGCTATGGCGATCTTCGAGAAGAACATCGCGATCTATCAGGACGTCGACGGCAAGCTGAAGAAGATCCTCGACTCCGACGGCGACGACCTGGTCGTGAACTCGTCGACCTTCGTGAACGCCTTCGGCAAGGGCAGCGTCGCGCACGTCGCCGTGCGCAAGTTCCTGGGCGACGCCGAGACGAACACCATCGGCGGGGCCGTCCTGAAGGCCGCGGGCTGGGGCGAAGACCTCGAACCGCTGGACCCTACCGAAGCCTGACCGAATGGCTCGTCGACCAGCCCGGCTTCATCGAGCAGGCACGGATCGCCGAGCGCATCGGGGTCGACCCGGTCGCGGTAGTCACCGAACGCGACTACCGCCACCGGGCGGTCAGGACGGCGGCAGCAGCCGTCCTATGGGCCGATGACCGCAAACGGGCAGAAGACCAGAAACGCAAGTAACCAAACGGAAGGGGGCGCATCTTGGCTAACGAAACGGTCACACTGACCGCCGAACTCAAAGACCAAATGAGCGCCCCCCTCGCGACCGCGAAGAAGTCGGTCGACGGCTTCACGAAAACCGTCGAAGAAGGCGCCAAAAGGCAGTCCGCCGCGGTCGATAAGTCGACGGCGCAGATCGACGGCTCACTCTCGAAGCAGAACCGGCTTTTCTCGGGCATTACAGGCCCGATTGGCAGGGCAACCGACGGCGCCGCCCGCATGTTTTCCGGCATGCGATCGAAGATCACCAGCGCACTCGACGGCCTGCCGGAATACACGAAGCAAAAGGGCGAGCAGGCGGGCAACGGCTTCGCCAACGGCGTGAAGAAGGCTGGCCTCCTGGTCGCCACCTACTTCGGGGCGCAGATGGTCGGCGGCTTCATCAAAGACGCCGCAGCGGCCAGCGACGCGACCGACAAATTCAAGGCGACCATGTCCTTCGCCGGGCTGGACACGTCCGCGATCACGAAGGCGAAAGACGAAGCGAAGGCCTACGCCGACCAAACGATCTACGACCTGCCGACGATTCAGAACATGATCGCGCAGCTGGCATCGAACGGCGTCGCAGACTACACCGGCCTGTCGAAAGCAGCCGGTAACCTGAATGCTGTCGCGGGCGGCAACGCCGAGACCTTCAAGTCGGTCGCGATGGTCCTGACGCAGACCGCGGGCGCTGGCAAGCTGACTACGGAAAACTGGAATCAGCTATCCGACGCGATCCCCGGCGCCGCTGGCCCCCTCATGAAGGCCCTTGAAAAAGCGGGCGCCTACACCGGGAACTTCCGCGACGCTATGGCTGCTGGTGAGATCACCAGCGACGAGTTCAATGCCGCGCTGATGCAGCTGGGCACCGACCCGATCGCCGTCGAAGCAGCGAAGTCGACGAAGACCTTCGAAGGTGCACTCGGCAACCTTCAGGCGACCATCAACTCGGGCCTCATGAAGGCACTCGACAAGATCAAGCCCGCCGCAACGATCGCGATCACCGCCCTGTCGGACGGCCTCGGGAACGCGATCGAATGGACCGGGAAGGCCGCGCAGGGACTCTACGACCTGTTCGTGAAGGGCGACTTCAGCACCGCCTTCCGCGAAGCATTCAACGTCGAAGAAGACTCACCGCTTGTCGCTTTCCTGTTCGATGCCCGCGACGCCGTCATGAAATTCGCGGCAGGTCTCGAAGGCGCAGCAAAAGCCCTCTGGGCCAACCGCGAACCGATCGGCATTATCGCCGGTCTGATCATCACCCTACTTATTCCGCACTGGATACGGCTCGGCATCGAAGCAATGGTCTCGGCGGGGCAGCAGAAGCTCGCCTGGGCCATGTCGCAGGGCGCGGCCCTGAAGTCGACCTACGTGCAGCTATGGGGCCTCGCCGTCACCGCGGCCAGCTGGGTTATCGCCGGTACGCAGGCGACCATTCAGGCAGTCAAGATCGCTGCGGCCTGGCTTATCGCGATGGGGCCGGTCGGCTGGATCATCGGCATTATCGCCCTGCTGGTCGGCGCGTTCGTGTGGGCCTACAACAATGTCGGATGGTTCCGCGACGGGGTCGACGCGGCTATGCGCTGGATCGGCGACGTCGTGAAGGTCGTCGTCGACTGGATCGTCGGCGCCTGGAACAACGTGGTCGACTTCTGGAACTCGACCCTGCTCCCGGCGATTCAGGCCGTCGGCCAGTGGTTTTCTGACGTCTTCAACGGCGTCATCGGCTGGTGGAACGGCACCCTGCTACCCGCGATTCAGGCGGTCGGGCAGTGGTTCAGCGATATGTTCACGAATATCGGCAACTGGGCGCGCGATTTCGTCGGCATGCTGGTCGACACCTGGGGGCACATCGTCGACTGGTGGAACTCGACGATGGTGCCATTCCTTCAGGCCCTCGCCGCGCCCTTCGTCGCCGCCTTCGACTGGATTCAACGGCTGGTCTGGAACGCGATAACGATCATCATGTTCCTCTGGCTGAAGCTGGTCGACCTCTGGAACGGCGTCTTGCAGCCCGCCCTTCAGGCCGTCGGGCAATGGTTCAGTGACGTCTTCAGCGGGCTGTGGAACAACGTGCTGAAGCCCGTCGTCGACGGCATCGTGCAGGGCTTTCAGAACCTCGTCGACTTCTTCACGACCGTCTTCGCCTGGGTCTATGACAACATCATCAAGCCCTACATCGACATGTGGATCGCCGCCTTCCGCGCCGTCGTCGACTGGTGGAACCTGACCCTCATGCCCGCCTTGCAAGCGGTCGGCGACTTCATCGGCTCAGTCATGAACTGGATCTACAACACCCTGATCAAGCCGGTCATCGACTTTATCGTCTCCGCGTTCCGTTCGGTCGTCGACTTCTGGAACCTGACCCTAATCCCCGGCCTTCAGGCAGTGGGCGACTTCATCGGCTCGGTTATGACGTGGATCTACGAGACCCTGATCAAGCCCTATATCGACCTGATCGTCGGGGCCTTCACCACGCTCACCGACTGGTGGAACAACACGCTGATGCCCGCCGCGCAGGCCGTCGGCGACTGGTTCAGCGTCACTATCGGCGGCGCCATAAACGGCGTGAAGTCCTTTATCGACGACATGATCAAGAATTTCCAGACCTTCATGACCTTCGTCGGCGACAAGCTTCAGCCCGTAATCGACGGGATCAAGGGCGCCTTCGACGCCGTCGCTAAGGCGATCGGCGACGTGCTCGGGAAGATCGGCGAGTTCGTGAATAACCCGCTCGGCGGCATTCAGGACTGGCTCGGCATCAAGAAGGACGGCAACGGGCAGGGCGTCATGCCGCAGAACTCGGGCGGCGGCGTCTATGCAGGCGACGGCGTGCACTTCGCTGGCGGCGGCGTGCTCGGCGGCTACGCCCCCGGTCACGACTCGATCCTCGCCCGCCTGTCCCCCGGCGAATCGGTGCTCGTGCCCGAACTAACGAAGGCGATCGGCCCGGCCAACATCATGGCCGCGAACGCCGAAGCGTCAGGCGGCAGGCCTGCCGGTTCTGGACCGTCCCTGGCGAGCGGCTACAGCGCCGCCAGCGCCAGCCGCGGGGGCGGCGTGACCATCAGCGCCCCCGTCACGATTCAAGTCGCAGCAGGGGCCGACGGAAGCGTCGACACCGCCGCGCTGCGGGCCGCGGTCGAAGAAGCATTTGAAGAAATCCTCGCCGAGCACAACCGAAGGGGCTACTGATGGTCAGGGTACTAATCGCCCGCGCCGAGACGCCGCAAACAATGGCCGTCACGACCGACGACGGCAAGCGGTACAGCCTCTACTCGTCACCGTCACAGTTCGAGTTCGGCGAAGTCGCCCGGTTCGGCAGCATCGAGCGCGAAGGCATGAAGTCGATCACCCGCAACATAGGCGACGGGCTGAAGACCCTCGCCTTCACGCACACGATCGGCTCGCTCGATTACAAGCAGTCGATCGAGCACGTCGTCGCCCCCCTGACCCGGCTCGCGAAAGAAGGCAAGCGGGTCAGGTTCGTCGGCGGCTCGACCGAGTACGAACAAGGCGTCTGGTGGAACATTAAGAGCCTGCCCGTCTCGACGCAGCAGCGCGCCAGCGACAACCGGGCCTCTCGGGTCTCGCTGTCCTGGTCCCTCGAAGAAGCCGTCGACGTGACCGCGAACATCGTGCGCGTCATCCCGTCCCCGCCACCCCCGGCGCCTGCGCCCGCCGCGGTCAGGCAGCACCGCGTCGTGCCCGGCGATACCCTGTGGGATATCGCCGCCCGCTACCTGGGCAGCGGCCCGCGCTGGCCCGAGATCTTCAACCTGAACGCCGCGCAGATCCGTAACCCGCACTGGATCTTCCCCGGCCAAGTCTTCAAGATCCCGGCCTGATGGGCACGACACTCGACGGGGCGCGCCTGAAGGCCGTAACCGTCTCGGGCACGAACATCTCGTCGACGCTCACCGACCTATGCGTCGGGGCGTCACTATCGGTCGCGATCGACAAAGTAACCGAAATGGGTTTCACGTTTCAGGACACCCTCGACTTGCAGCTGTTCAACTCGAAGCTGTTCGCCCCCGGCGCGTCGGTTCGCTACGGCGACTGGTTCATGACCTGCGACGGACTGACGCTCGACACCGGCAAGGCGGGGCCGATCGTGAAGATCAACGCGCCCTCGAAGTTCGTCACCGCCCTGCGCGGGCAGACCGGCGCGCAATCCTGGGGCGACACCCCCCTGACGTCTTGGGTCATCAGCGTCGCCGAGTCGGTCGGCATGTCCCATATCGTGCAGCCCGGCCTCGGCACGAAGACGATCGCCCGCACCGCCCCCGAAGACGGGCAGCAGGCCGAATCGACCTGGGACGTACTGACACAGCAGGCGAAAGAATCGGGCGTCTGGCTGTTCGAATACGGGTCGACGCTGATCTTCGCGAAGCCGTCCTACCTGGTGCAAGCGGTCTGGCCGCGGCGCACCTGGCCGCTGCGCTGGGACAACTACCGCGACTATTCCGAAGGCATGACGGGCATGCCGAAGTACGCCGACAATCCCGGCGCCGAACTGCGCGAGTCGATGACCGTGCGACTAGTCAGCCCCGACGCGGATCAGGCCCGGCCCGGCGACGCCGTTGTGCTCACCGGCAGGGCAGTCGGCGCGATGGGCGGCACTTGGATTATCCGCGGCGTCGACTTCCCGCTGCACGTCGCAGGAGAGGTCACACTGACCCTTCAGAGACCCATCGACCCGAAGGTTGAGCCGCCCCGCAGCGAGACCGGATCTAGCGGCACGACGGGGGCGCCGCAGGGCGGGGGCGCGGCAACGGCGGGCGTCGCCGGGGCCTTTGACCGCTTCATGTCGAAATATAACGGTGTGGCGATCGACGCCGACGGGTCCTTCGGTGCGCAGTGCGTCGACCTGACCATGCGTTACGCGAAGGAAGTCTTCGGCGTCAGCGTGAACGGCAACGGCAACCAATGGTTTGCGAACGGGGCCGCATCCGGGGCCTTCGCGCAGGTCGGGTCTGGTGCTGCGGCGCAGAAGGGCGACATTGCCTGCTGGGGCACGTTCTACGGCGGCGGCTTCGGGCATGTCGCGATCGTCATCGCCGACAATGGCGGATCGCTGAAGGTGCTCACGCAGAACCCCGGCGCGACACACGTCGACACCCTTCAGAAGACCGGCCTGCAAGGCTACCTTCGACCAAAGAAAGCAGTCTGATATGACGATATGGGCAGGGCTGATCGTGTCCCGCGTGCTGCACATGGCCGACTCGCTGGTGCCGACCGGGGCCGACGCCGACAAGATGATCGCCGCAACGGTCGGCCCGCGCCTCGAACTCGCCGAGCCGCTGGCGCAGGCCGCAGCCGTGCACGGCGTCGAGATCCCGCGCAGCGACGACCACCTTCGCCTATTCCTGGCTGCACGCAACGCCGCAACACCTATCGACCTGAAGGTGCGCGGGCTGGTCGTGCGCACGGTCGACGGCAGGCTCGGGCTGACCGTCGGGCGCGGCAGGGTCATCGAGTCCCGCGGGGCGGGCCTGTCGGTCGTCATCGCCCCCGAGTATGGCCGCTACCGTGAAGCATTCACCGTGCCCGGCGTGCAGCTGCTCGGCGGCGCCTGATGGGCGCCCTCGCGCAGGCGATGAAGTCGAAGCCGGTCTCAACTTCGGGCCGCGGCGCGATCCCCTCGATATGGCGCGGCAGCATCGTCGAGACCTACGGCGACGGCACCGTCGCCGCCCTCGTGCCGTCCCTCTACGGCGATCAGGCCGTGCGCATGCCGTGCGTCGTCGCGGACATGACCCCCGGCGCCCGCGTGCTGGTCGCGGCGATCGAAGGCCGACGCGATGACCTGGTCGTGCTCGCACCCGGCTAGACACTGGCCCCGTCCCACACACGCCCGCCCCCGGCCTTGAAGCTGGGGGCATGGCTATCACCCCGACCCTACGTTTCCTGCTGAAGCAGTACGGCAGCGGCGGCGACCCGCACCCGAACCGCGCCGAGTTCAATGCGATGATCGACTCGCTCGAAAACAACGCCGCAATGTTCAGTCAGGGCATTACCGGCGCCCGGCCAGCGGCGGGCAAGCGGGGGCGGTTCTACTGGGACGAGACCGTCGACCGGCTCTACTACGACAACGGCACGGCCTGGAAAGACGCGAACCCGAACGGCGGCGGCGGCGCGGGCCTGGCCCTGGCAATCGGCGGGG